ACCGGTCGCCGCAATTGCACGCGGTAGTAGGCCTCGTCGGTGAATTCGGGGAGCGCCGGGGCCGATTTCGGCCGTTCGCTTCTGGGGCGCTCAGTCTTAGCGATGGCGCGTTTAGCCATGGGCGATTCTTCCCTGTTGCGGTTCCTCGTAGGTGTACGGTTCGTCCGGATCGAAGATCAGCTCTGGGTCCATGCTGAGCGACACTTGGACGCGCTCGGCGACATGATAGGTCGCGAGCACATTGTCGGTCGTCCCCTCGATGCGGATGCGGAAGCTGTCGATCTCCTCCTCCTCCGCGAACTCGAAGGTCAATCGGCGGGTAATCGCCATGGCGTCGCGGCGGTCAATCGAGTCGTCCTGAAAGACGGGAGCAACCACGTTGGTGTGATTGTCGCCGGTCAGAAGCCGAACCTGACATTGGTGATAGGGCTCGCCGCGCCAGGCCTCCAGGCGGATGTCGACAAAGACGACGTTGACCGGCGCCGGCAGATTTTGAACCGTCGAGATGTGGCGGAAGTCGGGGCGCGGGCGCCAGGTGTAGGCCCAGCCGTTCGGGCCGACGCCGATGCCCGGCATGACGTCTGTGGTGCCGGTCAGCACCACCCGGAACGGCAGGAGCGGCGGCAAGCCGTTCAGGGGGTTTGGCGAATCCGCGCTCGCCGCGCCCAACGGCGTCCAGAGCCCGTTGATCTGCACCTCGAAACTCGTATTGCAGGCCGGCGGGCGGATCGAATCGACGTTGATATCCACGGCCGCGATGCCGTTCTGCAATTCAAGCGGCCCAAGTTGAACGGCGACGCGCGGCACGTCGAACTCGGCGAAGTTGAGCTGGAACGGAATGTCGCGCTCGACGTCGCCCATCGCCCATCCCGCCGGGGTTCCAATGAACAGCATCCCTTGAGCGTACTTGTTGCCGAGGATGGTGGCGGCGAAGTGATTGCCGGCGGTCTGCAAGACGATAGCGAACCGCTTGCCTTGGGTCAGGAAGGTGGGGACGAAATTCGCCCGCGTGTGCGCCGGAAAGGTTCGCAGGTCCAACGCGTTGACAACGGTCCGCGCCACCACGCGGTCGAACTCCGGCGCGCCATGCGCGGTCTCGACGATCAGCACATGGATGTCGCCATCCGCCGCGGCGCGGGTCAGGAAGAAATCGACGCTGGTCAGCCACCCGTCCTGCGCGTTGAGGAAGGTCTCGGCGATCGTCGAGCCCGAAAGGCTGTGCGTGGTGACGATCCGATCCCAATAATACTCCTCGACCTCGTCGACCCAGAATTGCTGCAAGCGGTAGTGGAAATAGTCGGGCGTGTACTGCACCCCGTCCATGATCTGGAAGGTTTCGCCGGTCGCCGGCCGATAGAAGACGTTCCGGATCGGGTCCCAGGTCAGGTTCATGGTCCCGCCGTCGCCGTGCTGGTCAAACCAGAAGACGGTGTTGCTGCACCACATGAACGGCGTTCCATAGCGAATCCGCATGCGGGTCTTGGTCATCTCGATCCATTCGGTGACATGCCACTCGAATTGACTGATCGACATTTCGCCGTCCTGACCAAGCACGCTGAGCCGGGGGACTTCCGTGTAGTGCGGCAACATAAAGTTGTTTTGAACGATCACCGTCTGATCGAATTGATTGAGGAGCGCGATTTGGGCCTCGCGCTCCGCCGCCGGCGGGAAGCGGACGCCTTCCTCGATCTTCGCCAGCCAATCGACATGACGGATGTCGGAATAGTGGTCGGTGAGAAAACGATCGGCTGTCCAGGCGGTGTAATCGACCGGGATCTCCAGCCGCTCCATCACCCGCGCCATGTCGCGCGCGAGATCGAGCACGAAGTTGAGCCGCGCCGTGCCGCGAAGGCGCGACGCCAGATTGGCGAGGTCCGACCCTAGCGTGTCGAGCCGGGCGCCGATCCGGGTGCGCCAGGAATCCATGTCGTTGGCGCGCAGATTGAGGTTGAACAGCGACTCGGCGCGATGCTCTTCCGCCGGCGTGATCGAGACGATGCCGGCCGGGCTGAGAAGAACATAGGCGACTGCGGTCACATTGGCGGCGATCGCCGGCCGAAGCGGGTCGGGGCCCTCCTGGCCGAACACCGGCGCGTGATTGACGTGCCGCCGGGACTCGGTCGAGACCACGCGCGCGACCGTCGCCCGCGACGTGGCGTCGGTGATGAAGGTCCGGGGCTCCGTCTGAGTGTCGATATCTTGACCCCAGACCGAGATCGTCGCCCAGCGGCGGGTGACGACCGGCAGGTAGCCGAGGAAGTCGATTTCCGCCCCTGGGTCGTCGGCGAGAAAGAAGAACGGCCCGGCGGACGAGTAGAGCCGCCCAGGCCCAAGTCGCACCGTGCTCGGGCCAAGCTGAGCGACGGGGAAGCCGGCGAAAGACGAACCCGGCCCCAGGTCGCGCAGCATTTCGTCGAAGGTCTGTTGCGGGAAACGACCGAAATTGTTGAAGTCGTCCTCGGTGACCTTCTGCCAGTCCTGGATTCGCACCCTGCGCAGCATCGTGGTCTCCCTTAGAGCAAGCTCGGCCGATGTTCGGCGAAGGTCGTGTTCACGCGAATCGGGTCGCCGAACGCCAGCGGATGAACCACGGCGAAATCCGCCAGCACCTTGTCGCGCAGGGCCTTGCTGGCGACAATCGCACGCATGGCGCGGTCGAAGTCGCTAAAATCGTCTGGCGCCGCGAACGATTCGGCCGCCGCCGTCTCGCCGGCGAACCAGGCCGGCCAAGGCTCGCTGGTGATGAGATCGATCATCAGCTCGGCGTGATAAGGCGGGAAGCCGACGCGATCGATGCCCACGAAGCTGACGCCGTCGGTCATCGGCACGGCGACCGCCGGGTCCATGAGATAGATGCGGTCGGCCAACATCTCGTAGGCCTCGCGCCCATGGCCGGCGTAGCGATCGTCGGAGTGGTCGTTGACATAGAAAAACGGCCCGGCCTCGCCGACGTCGCTGTCCCGCTCGAATTGCACGTTGATCGGGTCGAGGCCCGGCGCGATCGTCGACAGGTGCAATTCCGAGGTCACATGATCGTACGAGCCGTCGAGTTGGAAACTGTAGATGCGCGGCGCGAGTTCGTCGGCGTCGACAAACCGCTCGTCGCTAACGTGATCCTCGCCGGCGACGAAGGCCGCCCCGGCGAGGCCGGGAACGGACACCCGCTCATAGTCGATCGTCTCGCGCGCCTCGACGCGCGTGCGCCACTCGACCATGCCGAGGTATTGATCGGGCTGGCCCGGCCGGCGGAGCACCGCGCGGCGGCCGTACAGCGCCGGCCCGTCGTCTCGACCGGCGGCGTATTTCCCGACAATGCCGTCGCCGGCGAAGAACTCGCTGACCGACTTGCCGACGCCGTGCGCGAGTTGGATGCGCAGCTCCGGCATCTGGCGAACCCAGGCGTCCCACTCGTCCTTGGTCATCGAGGGCGAGGCGAAGAAGCCCTGCGGCGGGGCCAGGACCTCGAGGAGGTTGTATCCGCCGGTAAAGTCCCGGCCGGTCGTTCTGAGCGCCATCTCGATGCCGGCTTGGGTCCCGCGCAGCGCCTGGAAATGCCATTGGTTGGCGGTCCATTCGCGCTTGGTGTGCTCGGCCCAATCGTCATCCCACAGACGCGCCTGCATCGCCCAGGCGAGAACCGGAAGGTTTTGGCGCGAGATCGCCCACGGATCCCATACGTCCGCCACCGCCTCGGCATAGAGCGCCGTCAGCCGCTCGGCGTCGACATCGGCGAGCGCCTTCTCCAGCCCGGTTGCGGCCCGATAGAGAAGCTTGGCGCCGTGATGCTCGCTCATTCGCGCCGCCCCTTGCGGTTAAGCACGATGTCGGTCACCTGGACGCATTCGGTCAGGTCGACGGCGACGGTGGCGGCGGGCTCGACGATGCGAATGTCGGCAACGCCGTTCACCCTCTCGGCGGCGGCGGCGATCGCCATGCGGGTGTGATCGAAGCCGAGCCAGGCCTGATTCGCCACCAACTCCTCGAGGCTCTGGCGCAAGGTCTCAAACGCGACCAGGGCGTCGGCGCCGGGAGCCTGCCACACGTCCAGCTCGTAGCGGGTTTCTTCCACCCGGGGGCCGACGACCGAGACGATGTCGGTCAGGCCTTTGCGGCTGTGAGCGTGGACAAAGGCGCGCACCGCCAGCAATTGCGTTTGCGTCGGCACCGGGTCGGCGGCCGATCGCATGATCGTGATCTTGACCCGCCCGGTCCCCTCGACCGTCGTCGCCGAGGCGTCGTGAAGGGTCCGGTCGGCCGTCAGCGCCCAGAACACATAGGCCTCTTCGGTCCCATGCGGGCTCAACGTCGCCGGCGAAAGCCAGATCCGCCGGCGATAGCGCTCGTCGTCTTCGTCCGGGAGGCGCGGGACGCCGCCGGGATAGCGGGAGGCGATGGCGTCGAGATCGCCGCCGACCGCGAAGGCCAACGTGACCGACCGCGCCGCCTGGTTGACCCGATTGCGCAGGAGGAGCTCGAAATAGGTCGAGGACTCCTGCGTGATCTTGATCGGGTCGAATTCGAGCCCCTCGACGTCATAGACCGCGCCGGCCGGCGGATCGTGCTCCTTCCACAGCTCGACGAACCGCTCCATCCGGCCGTCGAGAATCGCCTCCGCGTTCAGCGCCTCGATGACGTCGAAATGCGGCAGGGCGTTCGGGTCGAGGACGCCGAGGCGGTTCATGTCGCCTCCCACTGCCCGCCGCCGCGGCCGATCAGGCCGGCCGAACGGCGCGCCTCAGGCGTGAAGTCGCCAAGATGGCCGCGCGGGCGGTAGACGCCCTCGATGCGGTTGGTCATCTGGCCGGCGCGCAACTCCTCGACGCTGGTGAGACTGCTCTCGTCCTCGCGCTGCGCGATCCGAACCCGTGTCACCCGATAGTTCGGCTCCCACAATTCGATCGACGAGGCGATGGCCCAAAAAAACCGAGTGATGACTCGCCGGATCGCCGATTCGCCTAAGATGTGGGGAACAAACGAGCCGACCCAGCGGCGCAGCACCCGCTCGTGGAAACGGGTCATCAGGATCGTCTCAATCGACTGCAACACGTGCGGCCAGCCGAGCAGAATTTTGCCGGTTCGCCGATCGATGCCGACGCGCACCGGCGCGAGCAGGATTCGCCCGCGTCGAAGGTCCGGCCACAGATCGTCGACTTGCGCGCGGCTATTCATCCCGCGGCGTCTCCGGCCACGTTTGCTGCGCCGTCTCTTGCTGCGCCGTCTTGCGCCGGCGGGCGGGCTCGGCGGGCTCGGCGGGGGCGCGCTGCTTTCGCCCCAGGGCCGCGCCGAGCTGCGTCTCGCCCGGGCTTTGGCTGATCGCCCCCTGATCCAGCCAGTATTCGGCTTGCGCCGCGGTCAGAAGCACCACGCGATCCTGATCGCGCATTTTGACCGGCCGGCCGCCAATTTCTTTGACCCCGGGGACCCGAACATAAAATTCGCGCAGAGGCTCAACCATGATGATCTCCTATCCGTCGTCATTGGGAATCGGGTCGTCGCCCAGCCGCGGCGGGCTGGAGAAAATGATGCCCTCGCTGGTGACGGCGATCCATTGCCCGCCAATCCGCAGCTTCGCGCCCTTGGCGTGGGCGGCGAAACGGGCCTCGCCGACCTGACCGGTGACGCCGCCGGACTTGTTAAGACGGAACTTCATGCTCGGGGCGGCGGCGGCCATCAGACGGCCCTCCGCGTCTTCCTTGCGTTCTTCGCGCAGGTAAACCTCGTAGCTGTCGCCCTTCTTCGTGGTGTGCAGTTCGCCGAGTTGATAGGTCTCCGCCTCCGCGCCCTCGTCTTCGGCCTGGTCGGGCGCTTTGAACTTGTCGTTTGGCGCGTCGGCCGACACCGTCGCGGCCTCGTCCATCTCGCCGTTGACCGTGTCGATGGTGACGTTCTGCCCCTTCTTGTAGAACCGCCGCTCGCGCGCCCCGCCGCGATGGTTGGACGTGTCGAGCCACGGTGACAAAACCGGCTTGCCGTCCGGGTCTTTGCCCCATGCGACCCGGATCTTGTCGCCCTTGACCTCGTCCACCGTCCCCTGATGCACGCCGCCGGCGGTCCGGCGATGCATCTCGGAAACGTCTTGGATGAGGCGGGCGAGTTCGTTCGCCATTTACATCTCCCCGCGCTCAAGCGCCTCGACTCGCGCCTCGAGGGCGGCGAAACGGCTCTCGTCGGCGTCTTCTCCCGCCGGCCCAGGCGGACCCGCGGCGCCAGGCGGACCCACGGCCCCAGGCGGACCCACGGCCCCAGCCGTGCCCTGAGGGCCGGGAGGGCCCTGCGGCCCGGGCGGGCCGTGTGCGCCGGTCTCGCCCCTGGTCCCCGGCTGGCCGGCGGTTCCTGGCGCGCCCTGCGGCCCAGCCGTGCCTTGTGGGCCGGGAGGGCCGGCGGGGCCGGGCGGACCTGGCTCGCCAACGCCGGGCGGGCCTGGCGGCCCTCGCACGCCGATGGGGCCGGCGCGGCCCTGCGGGCCGGGAGGGCCCTGCGGTCCGGGGCGGCCGCCGATCGGACGATCGAGCCGGCCGAGATCCAGAGGCGTCGCCTCGACCAAGCGCGGCGGTTCGCGGTTATCGGCCAAAGTCACTCGCGAAGCTCCTCGATCGCCGCTCGCAGCTCCGCGACCTCCGTCTCCAGCGCGGCGATGCGCGCCACGTCGGCCGGGTCGAAATTCTGCCCGGGCGTGCCTTGCGGGCCGGGTGGTCCGAGTGGGCCGGGCGGCCCTTGCGGCCCTTGCGGTCCGGGCGGCCCGGCGGGGCCTGGTGGGCCCGCGCCGCCAGTGGAGCCGGTCGTCGGGCCGCTCATCGCGCCCATTGGGAGAAACCTTCGTCGTTCATCCGCCATGAGAAGCCTCATATTCGGGGGGGCGCGATTCAACTTCGATGTCCGGAATATCCAAAGGCGCGATCCCGAGCGCTGTCAGGCCTCGCAGGGTGTAACTGCCGCGCTTCTGTTCGATCCGCCACGACGGCAGGCCGGGCGTCGTCTCGAAATGCGCCTTGATGAGCGCGGCGATCGCGCCAAGCTCGGGATCGTCGTGCGCGAGGTCGAAGAAGTCGCGCCAGAAACCTTTCGGGATCGGCTCGCCATAAACCGGGTCGGCCAAGACGCTGAGCTGCATCCGCATGATCCGCGAAGCGAAGCGAATGGCGCTTTGCTGCTGCTGCTGACCGGGGCCGCCGCGCCGGACTTCGATGCGTGGGCGCCCGGCGACGGTGAAGTGCCGCCACAATTCCGACCATGGACTGTCCACGGCGAGCAAAGCTTGCAGCGCTTGTTGGGAGATGAAGCCGATCGACAGTTCAAGCGCGCTGTCGGTTTGCGCCAGCGTCGTCGTGTGCGGGCCGCCCGGCGGCGCATGCGCGTTGGCGTCGGGCGCGGCCGGCGGCACGACGATCTGATCGGCGACCGCGCATTCGATGGTCAGATAGACGCGCGCGTCGGGATTGTGCAGCGAGTCGTCCTGAGTGTCGGCGTCGGCGTCGTCGGTGTAGACGCCGATGAACGTCGCGCGCTCCTCCGCTATCTTGAGGTCGGCGGCTTGGGCCGGCGAATCAAAGACGCGCCCGCCGGCCCAGGTGCGGTCCTTGAGCGCCTTGACGGTCAGCAATCTGAGAACATCCTGCCCGAGGATCATGAGACGTTCACCAACGAGCACCAGCAATAAAAACGAGCCGAGCCGTCGTCGCCCACACGCGTGATCTCGACCATGCGGTTGGCGGCGTTGCGCTCGGCCAGCATTTCGATTCGGTCGCCGCGGCGCGGCACGCCGAAGCGCCGCCAATCCTCATCCTCGAACCAGTGGATTTCGAAGTCGATCATCAGCGTCGCCGTGCCGACCACGCCGCCGCCGGAGCCCTGCTCGACCGGCAAGCCGGTGACCGCCCAGGTCACGATCGCCGGCAAGTCGCCAAGCTCGCCCCGCACCGGCCGGTTGGGATCAGGCCGCCCGCCGGGAATGACGACGAAGTCGCCGCCGCCGCCGGGGAGCATCGGCCGCCAGATGACCGGGTCTTCGAGCACCCGGCCGACCGCCGCAGCGGTGCGCGCGTCGATATCGTCGAACAGCGCCATTGGCGTTCAGCGGCCGGCGATCCGGCCGCGCCGCAGCATGTCCGGCCGCGAACACACGAACAACGGATAGTTGTACGCCTCGAACCGC